GCGTCTACGGCTGCCTCTGTTGATTCTGTCATGGGATTTACCTCCTTAGTAATCTTAATTGTACTAATGCCTTTAGCACTATCAACTAAGAATTTTATCATTTCTGTATTTTCTTTATCATTTTTTTCTACAAAACCTATATTCTGCATCTTATTACCATTGGTTGGGCTTACTGCTGATTCAGCGTCTGATACCATTACGATACCGCTTTCTGAATCCCAAAATACGTTTTCAACTTCTGCTTTTGATAAATATCCACTAACAACGTTTTGTCCATTTACTTTTTCAATAGATACAATATTGGCAAATTGATTTGCTGGATTGTCTACTAAAGAAAGTTCATGTAGTTCATAAGTCTTAATTACACGGATTGACTTATCCATTTTTTCATCATAGGCATCGTCCCATGTCTTAATGTTTCCACCGATTGAAAAACCAGTATAGGTTCCATCCAGAACCTTTTCCCATGCATCTTGTGCACCCTTTGAAACGTATGCAGATACATAGACTCCGCTGTAAAATTTTTTATCGCTTGGATCAAAATATTTATCTTCTTTAAATGAAACAATCTTTCCAACTGCTGATGGTTGGTGCATTTCACGAAGGTTTCCACGGAAGTTTTTAAATGCTTCAACGCTGGATTCTGTTGTTACAATATCGCCCTGCTTATCAACGTTATCAAGGGTTGCAAATCCTGACACCATACGGCGTTCAACATCTACTTTTCCGATGGGCATTGAGAGGCGAACATTGTCACCTTCAGTTACCCAATGAGCCTTATTTATTAACATAGCCTTCTTATTATAGCATTTGTTTATAAGGTTTTCTCAACTATTGAGACGCTCTACCTTCACCCTGTGGATTACGTCCAGATACTGTTGTAGTTGAATCAGAATTATTATTTGTTCGTTCTGCATCCCTTTGACGTGTACCCGCTAAATTTGCTCTAGCGTCAGTTGCTTGTCTTGGAGACATAATAAATGGCTCATCGCCATCTGCTCTTTGTGGCAAGTCTAATTTTTCACGAGCCTCATTTGGAGTCATAACCTGAGTCTTAACATATCTCTCAAGAATCTGAGATTGTGCTATTTCGTCAGTTAATGTTAACTCATTAAACTTAAGTTCAAGAATATCTGTTTTTTCTTTAATAATCTTGTTGACAATTTTTTCAAGGTGTCTCTGTGCTGGACGTGATACTTGCTCTTTAAATGTACGATCCTGTGATAATGCTGCTGCACTTCCGCCAGCGTCTGATCCACCAAGTTTGGACATTGGAACCTGATGAGCAATTAAAATATCATCACGGTTCTGCTTGCGATACTCTTTAAATGAGCCATCCTGAATACCATTTTCAATTGGTTCCATCTTAAACTCAACCTTATTGGTATCGCTATCGCCTGGAAGTGGTATATAAAGGGTTCTATGTGATTGAGCCTTTAAGCCAGTCTGAAGGAATCTAAACATTTTATCTTCTGCGTCCCCTGAAAGTTTTGCACCCTTTAGAGTGACAACATATCTTGGAACAGCCTTATTTTCAAAGTAATCAATATTGTATTGAGATGCAAGTTGATCTCCAACTAAAGATGGCATTGCTGCCATGATGTCTGGAATTCCATAGAATGTATTTAGTGGTGAATACTCTTTAAGATGAATAATTTCATTTGGGCGTGGATCTGTCCCCATTGGATTTGGATTTTTTGCTGCAAAATTTCTAAAGTAAACTACCTTTTGTCCAATAATTTGAACAAATCCGTCACGAAGGCGACGGACACGAACAGTGGTTGCTGGAATGTGACCAACGTATCCAATTTCTCCAGTTACAGTTCTTCCTACTTCAATAAATCCATTTCCAGTAGCCTGAAGATCTGTGTAAACCTTTTCCATTGTTTTTGTAAAACTATCGTCATCATTAAGATTTTCTAGCCAGTCACGCAGTTCAATCTTCATTCTTTCAATGCGACGACGAGCACGATCAACGGCTGCCTGATCATCATTATTTTCAAAACGAAGCATGGTTCTGTCAGTAACATCAAATCGGTATCCTAAGCCAACAACATTTTCTACTTTAGCATCAATGGCAGCATGATTAGCAAAAGATGTGTCATAAAAGTTAGCCAACTCATACATATTATATGGTGGTGTAATTACATCAAATAGACCATATCCATTACGATATACAGTTCCAGGATTAATCTGTTTTGATCCAGAGTCAACTCCTGAAGGAGTTACGTTTGCAGCATTTAGATATGCTTCATTACCTTCTGGGTTAACATACTTTGACATGTTACGAGTTGTTCTACGACGGAAATTTTGATCAAGACCATCATAATCTTTTAAATTTTCCCAAGGTTTGTTAAATGGATCTTGAGATTTAAAAATATTATCATCACGCTCTTGCGTGTTTAATCCTGCACGTACGTATTCTTGATCAGCCATTTTCGTATGAATCTCTTCCATGTTTGTCTAGTGTTTGCTGCGCTGCATGCCAGGCACCAAGGTCGTTCATTGAAGGAATAAGTCCAGCGTTAAGTCTTTCTTTTTGTTCTGAATACTCTTCTTCACTAATTCTATGTAGCCCTGGAACAAAAACCGCTTTGCCTTCGCCATCATCTCCGTAAGATATTGCTGCGCTTTTAAGTTCAGAAATCTTTGAAAGATCTCCACGTTCAGCAGGTATATTTAAAATTGAGCCTTCGTCATCTGTAAACCACTTGCCATTTGACTTTTTATATACGTAAAGTCCCCAGTCATAATGCTTTTCAATGACCTTACGACGTACATTTTTAACATATGGTTTACCAGTTTTTGGGTTTATTAACGATTCCATAGCCACAAGTATAGCAGATTATACTGGTGTAGAGACAGTAGTTGACCATTCTATTTCTGTATATACCTTTAATTTTTCAGGCTGATACACTAAACCTTCTCCATCATCAACAATAATCTTATTTGTTCCAATGTATGTTTTATAAATGTCTATTGGATTAATTCCATAGAACTGAGATGACCCAATAACAAGCATTCCGTCCCAAGTAAAGTTATTAAACCAGAACTGCCAGTCAAAAACTGTTAATCCGTCTGTTAAAACCTTAAACCAGGGTCTAAACGTTCTACTCTCAACTTCCTGTAAACTGCTTGCCTGATAATAAGCAATATTATTAAAAATGGCTGGGCCAGTAATATTAATACTACCAAGATATGAGTCAAAGTTTAATGGGGTTAAAAATGAAATACCAATAGTTGACCACTCTTTTATTGATAGTACTGGCTCTCTTACTAGGTTTCCATTTAAATAAAATGAAAGACCGTTGTACTCAAGTCCATTTTCATTTAATGCAAATATTTTTCCTCTATTGCCTATAGAACTGTTAGCCTGTAGATAAAACTTTATTGACCCATTTTTATGGTTAATTTCAAATAGTTCTGTTGGTGTTGATGGAAAAGTGTCTTGATCATATCTAGTCCATAACTGCATAGCGCTTACGCCATAAGATGTTGACAGTTCTTTGTTTATTGGCAAAGACAATCCACGATTTTCTAATATATCTAATTCTCCACGAATTTCTATACCTGAATTTTTAGTTAAATATAAATAAGGCGTACTTTCTTTATAAATACTAAATGGATTTTTAGACTTATAACTAAAATATATTCCATTTTTTTTATATGGAACTAGGTCTACGCCAAACCTTGTTCCAATTGTGTTTGAAGAGTTGTCGTTTAACGCTTGAGATGCTAACTGTAGTCTATTAAGCAGGATTGGTTTTGTTAAAATTCCACGACTATTAAACTCAAGGCTATAAACTATAGCAAGGTCATTAAAATCCACACTTTTAATTGGATAAATTAAACTATTGTTTAATACTTCAAACCTTGTTGTTTCCCAATCCTCATACTCAGATACATCAACAATATTATATTCATTTGGAGTTTCTTGATTAGCAAAGTCGGTAGGTATGTTTGCTCCATCAACCAAATACTGAAATGTAACATAACTCTTTATTTGTGCCCCAGTTGTATCATAATACATTTGCATAGATCCAGAATCTTCTGTTAATTCTGATGTAGTTGGGTAGCCTATGTTAAATTGTAAAAAGTCTAGATCATAAAACTTTTCTCCTTGAGCATTTTCTACAAATTTTCCAAAATATGAAAGTGGTAAATAGTCTTGCCAATATCCAGATACACCTATATCAAGAAAATATTTTTGATAGGCTTCGGATGGAAGGAGTGTGTAACTTGCCGTGTGGTCAATTAGTTCTTGACCCTTATCAATTAATGATATACCGTTTGACTCAAAATGACTTAAAATTTTAGAAGAATTTAGGGCTGTTGATAAACCAAAAGAATATAATCTTCCTGTAAAACTATAGTCTCCAGATTCATCTCCAGCAACATACATCTTTAGTATATTTTGATTTCCAAAAAATGCAGTAATGTTATTTCCAAAACTATTAACTAGTGTATTTATATTAAAACCTATAGAAAAAAGAGTATTTGCTGAAATTGGATCAGATGTAAAAAGAAGTTCGGAAGTCCCGTTGTAAGTAAGTGAATATTTAATTTCATCAGCATCTTTAACTATTGTAAAATAATCACTGTTTAGTGGATTATATATTTTTACTAAAACTTCTTCTGAGGATAAGTTGTGTGAACTAAATACACCATAAAAACTTTCAACCTGGCTAGAAAGTAGATTTAGTCTTGGAAAGTTGATGTATGAATCTACTGAGTTCCAATTATTGTTTGGCCTAAATGATAAAAATTTGTTGTCAATAACTGGCCCAGACTCATTGTCTTGTATTAATTGATTATCTTCATATAGTTCTTGTAATGTCTTTGTTCCAATAAAAATTTCTGGTAATGAATACTCTGGAGTTCTTAAACTTGTTTGAGTAGTTGCTAGGTTATCAAAACTTCCCTGATCCCATTTTGCAAAATCTGGATAGTTGTAGTTTGCTGTGTAGTTAGCAAAAGGATAGTCTATAAATGCTGTTGTTCCTCCGTATGCAGAGTTAATTCCTTCTGGAGAAATAACGCCTTGACCATATACCCACCTACGTTTTGCCACGGTTACTGGAACATGGTAAGAATAGATCGCTACACAGTCAAGTTCAAATGGATAAATATTTGCATAAGCATAAAATCCTAACCAGTCTTGATTATCTCCAAAAGCATCAAGTTCATCTGGCAAGTTTAAATTAGCAGTATTTATTGATAAAGAAAGAACTTCTTCGCCATTTACCAGTAGCGACGCTGAATTTCTAATTAAACGAATATGAATAAGCATTGGCCTAGACCATTCACCAACAAAGTGAGATGCAAACTGATCTCCAATAACTAATGTTAAAAATCCAGACTCAATATAAAGACCGTCTTCAGAAGATATTGGTCCAAAAATTTTTAATGGAGTTGGTGTATTTGCATTGATTCTTGCCCAGAACTCTATTGTATAGTCGTTATATTGTCCTTTTTTATTTAAGAATCCTTTACCTGGAATTATTAATGATGCGCCTTGCGTTGGCTCTAACTTAGTTACCCCGCTTGCGCCATAAACTAGGGGGATGCCAGAATTTTTACATTTAAGTCCACCTTCAGAAATATAGTAACCACTATCTTCTGCTATGCCATATGCCTGTGCTTCTATTGCATCTAAACCACCATATAAACTTACAGATGCTGGAACGGTTGTTTGAGTAACGCCAAATGACAAAGTGTTAAATTCTTCATTCCACTGACCAAGAGTTATTCCATTAAAATAAAATTCATTATCTATTGGATTTGCAGAGCCTTCAAAAATTTTAATTTTTAGAACTATTCTTAGTTGTGCATTAACATTTGGAACTTCAAACGTTTCAGAGATGAAACCCCATTTTTGAAATAAAGAACTTGTAAAAGTTTTTAAATTTTGAACAATTTGAGATGTTGCTGGGTCCGTATATTCATATCCTATTGAAACTGTTTGCAGAAACACACTGTTTGAATAAAAATATGATCCAACTGTAAATGTTCCAAGATCCTGAATTGTATTAAGATTTAATATATCAGGACTAACTACTGATGCTTCAAGGGTTTCTGATACTGGAACATTAAGTCTAGCCCTTGTTAAAACGCTATTAGGAAATGGCTCTTTTAAATCATCAAAAGATGTTGCAAGAGTAGCACTTGTTGGTGTCCATAAACCTGCAAGATTTCTTTGTGCCTCAGAGATTAATCCAATATAGTCAAGTTGATCGTCTAATGCCCATAGAACAACTGGATGCTCTGAGTATATCTTTTCTGCATATAAGTTTGATGGATTAGACATTTTTCTCCTATTCCCCTATTATAGCAGGGTAAAGATTAATTTCTGGGAATCCATAACTTTTCATTGCCCTTGTTATGATATCTTGCCATTACGAATAGTAAATCTGAGAGCCTGTTTAAATACTTTGCAATATTTACATTTAAACCTTCTACTTTCCAAGCCTCACGCTCTGCCCTTCTTACAACTGTTCTTGCATTGTGTAGTGGGCCTGTAGGCAAAACAAAAGAATGAAGTGGCTCAAGATATTGGTTATAGTCATCAATTATATTTTCTAAATATATAATCCTGTCTTCTGATATTGTTATTGTTGGGGCACCAGAAAGTTCTGCACCTAGGTCAAACAGGTCACTTTGTATTCTATCTATAATGTCATTATGATATTCCGTCGCCATTCCAATAGCAGAGTTAGCCTCATCTATTGCACCAATTGCTTCAATCAAATTGCTACTCTTATCTATTCGCTCATTAGTAGCAGTTGATGTCTGACCATCATCCCCAGTCTTCGTATAAATGCGAGTTAGATGTACCATTAGTGCCCTGTTAAAGAACGCCAAATGTCTATTGTTTTAATATTGGCTATATGTAAACAAAGCAAGGTCAGTGCAAACTGAACAATTACTTTGTAATAAGATTTTTGATCTACATGTTTATCTAATAGTTTCATGGGAATACCACTTTTCCATTATTAGCCCAAACCAAACCTATTGAATCCCCTGGACTCAAAAGTTGTTGATCTATTGCAAGTTGTCCCCAACCCCACTCGCTTTTAGGGAAAGGAATTAATTTCTTTTCTTTAATAATAATTGCCCAGTATGTCTTCTCTGGTGGCATTGATTCACAAGATTCTGCCTTTTTGTTTGGCAAACCATTAACTCTACAAACAACGGCCAGACCATATTTCTTAGTGCCTTCTATTTCAAGATTAGCCTTTTTTAAAACCTCTAGCGCAACTGTATTGTTTGGCATATCTATACACTTTGTTATTTTTGTTCCATTGTCTAGAGAACTATAATCAACATAGAGATTAATACAATCATCATCTGTTTTGTTTATAAATAAAAAACCACCAGCAACTAGTAAACTAGTTGTGATAACCGTTAATATCTTTTTCATCTATTCCTTAATATAATTTAATTTCGCAGGCATCTGTAGAACAATACTTCTCAGATTCTGCGTCTAAATTATCTTTGCCATCATAAATAGCAGACCAATCAATCTTGCCAATTGTTCCAACATATGCATTATATTGTTCTCTTGTAATTTCTGTATAAGGTTGCTGAGGATAAGTTTTATTTCCCATTGGAAGGAATGAGACTGCCTTTAACTGTCCCTCGTACATATTAAGCGCTGGTGCAACAAACTTCTTTTCTTCTTCTTTATCAAAAGACAGTGTTACAGAAACACCATTATCTGACCAGTACTTCTGAGCAGTTGCAGCCAAACCAATTTTTTCAAATAAACTTACTTGCTTTTCAGAACGTTTATGTCCTGATGCAACTGGGAAGTAGACTACTGATGTGTTTGCTGATACTACGTCATCTTCAATTTTATATCCTGCTGCTTTAAATAAATAAAGCATTGGATCTGTATTGCCAAAACGAATAGCACGAAGATAAAACTCTCCTCCAGGACCCCAGTGAACTCCAGGGGTAGCGCCAGAAAGTAGTGAAACAGAACCTGATGGTTTAACGGTAGTTACACGAACTGATTCACGAACACATAGCCATTCTGAATATGAGTGATCATATTTGCGAATTGTGTTATATCCTTCATCCATCCACTCACGAATAACTGGAAGACCATGTTCATCTGCAAATGCTGCAATACCAGTAAGCGATGTTCCAATGCGACGATTACGTTGCATAATACCGTTTGTTTGTTGCCAGTGTGTTGGCATTAACGTTACAGTTTTTCCATAAAGGTATGCAAATTTTAATGTCTTTAAGAAATCTTCTTTTGATTCATGACGATTAAGATGTACTTCAACTAATGTACACAACTCGTATGATTCTAATGGCTGTTCTGCACAAGGATTAAAACCCATAATGCGTGAGTCTTTATAGTCTGGAGCATCTGCAAGACGACCATAACTACGAGCAACATCTAACCAAATAAATCCTGGTTCTCCATTATCTGCAATTAAGTCTACATAATCTTCATATTTAGTTCCAACCTCAGCAGAAATAGAGTTGTTAGACATCCAGGCCCATCCTGGTTTTTCTGGATCGTATGAGTTGCGTTCTGGAAATACTTCTGGATTTTTTAAGTTAATAAATGTTTCATCCCCTGGTGCTCCAAGAGCAAGGGTAGCAGAACGACGAACATTTCCAGAAACAACACATGTACCAATTAAATTTACAATATCAACAATTGCACGAGAGTCAAGTGTTTCTCCTGCTCTAGAGCCAATAACATTACGAATTCGTGTATGGAGATCCATAAGTGGCTGTGGACCGCTTGCAACGCCTCCAAAGCCCTTAATTGGGGCACCTAGAGGTCTGATTAGGCTGTAGTCAAATTCTTGAATAGATTGATTTTGACGTAAAAATGAGTTTAGAAGATATCTAACAGATTCAACCCACCCTTCACGAGTATCTGGAATTTCATAAGTAATTGATGGTTCAGTGGGTGCATAAATAGGAAGGTTTTTATCATTTCCGACAGTATCAAACCCAACTCCAATACCTAACATTAATGCATCCATAACCCAAGCAAATAATGCGCCAGGGTCGTTGCGATCAATGTCACGAGTAGAAACCATTGCACAATTCTGAAGGGAAGCAGAATTACGCTTTTCCATTGTCATAGGTGTACCAAATGCCCAAAGACCACGACCTGGTGGTGTCCACTTTAATTCAAACATTCTTTGGAATGCTTCTTGTGCTGACTTCTGAGCCTTGTTATCATTCCATGGTAAACGGTTATCCTTGGCATGATTCTTTTGTACTGAATACATACCCTCAATTACACGGCGACAAACCTCATGCCAACGTTCTTTAGTTCCGTCTTCTTTAACACGAGAGTATGTACGAATAAAGGTAATCTCTCCTAATGAGTTAGACCCTGCGTCAGAAAATCCAAATGGGGCAGAAACTCCTGCGTATTTTGTTACAAAATCTTCTGATAAACGAAAAGAAAAAACACTGTCAGACATATAATTTAACGACCTTTCAAATAAAAATAATGAAGTACTTTATGTTTTGCAAAGTACTGTCTTATTGTAGCACAAAATTTTTAAATAAAAAAGTCATAATAAGCACAAAACACCAACCATAAAGATATAGTTGATGTTCAGTACTTTGTTTTTATTAAAGTTGGCTATGCACCAATTAGCATGAACTCGCTAAATGCTGCTCCACCTGCTGGAGTTGTCCACTCTACGCCACTTCCTGTTGACTTAAGAACCTGTCCTGATGTTCCAGTTCCTCCGCCTGCTGTAAGTGAACCTGTTAATGTTGCGCTTGACAGTGTTTTATTTGACAATGTTTCTGTTGCATCAAGAAGTGAGACTGTACCACTTAGGTTTGGAAAAGTAATAGTTCTATCTGCTGTTGGGTCTGTAATGGTTAAAGTTGTTTCATACTCGTCTGCCGTTGATCCTTCAAATACTATTGAAGAATCGTTTAATATTAAGCCAGTAACAATTGGACTTGTTAAGGTTTTATTTGTAAGTGTTTCTGTTCCTGCAAGGGTGGCAAGATCTTGATCAGTAACTGCTGAATTAAATTCTGCAATTGTTCCTGAAACTGTGTTAGATCCAAGAGCAATTGTCTTATTTGTAAGAGTTTGTGCTACAGCAGTTTCTAACGTACCGTTTAGATAAATGGCTTTTCCAGAAGCAAGATTGATGTGCTCTGATGAAGTCCAAGCGTCTGTAGCGTCTACCCAGTTAAAGGTTTTATCTGTTGCGCCTTTTAATGTTATACCGCCACCATCTGCAGTTGTATCTGTAGGTGTTTCAACATCACCAAGCACAATGTTCTTATCGTCTACTGTAAGGGTGGTTGAATTAATTGTTGTGGTTGTTCCATTTATAGTTAAATCACCTGTAACAGTTAAACTAGCAAGAGTTCCTACAGAAGTAATAGCAGATAAGTTGCCAGTAGTAACAACAGTTCCTGTAACATCTGGAAGGGTGATGGTACGGTCTGCGGTTGGATCTGTAACTGTAAGTGTTGTTTCAAAATCATTTGCTGATGAACCTTCAATAACAATTGAAGAATCTGAAAGTGTAAGTCCTGAAACTGCTGGACTTGTTAAAGTTTTGTTTGTAAGTGTTTGTGTTCCACTTTCTGTAACAACTCCTGATGGAATATCTGTTGTAAGAGCAACTGTTCCTGTACTTGTTGGCAGTGTAAGAGTGGCAGCGCCATTAGTAATAGACGAAATTACTGGGGCTGTAAGAGTTTTGTTTGTAAGGGTCTCAGTCCCATCAATAGTAGCAAAATCTGCATCAGACATTGCTGTATTAAATTCAGCCTTTGTGCCACTTACGGTATTTGTTGCTAATGAAATTGATTTATTCGTAAATGTATTTGTTGATGATGCTGTTACTGCAATGTCACTTGTAAGCGCTACAGTTCCAGTGGCATCAGGAAATGTTATAGTACGGTCAGCGGTTGGGTCTCCTGCTGAAAGAGTAAGTTCAAAGTTGTTTGCTGTAGAACCTTCCATTACGATTGATGAAGTAAGTACTCCAAACTCAGTAATGTTATGAAGGTTCCCAGTTGTAATTACAGTACCTGTATTATCTGGGAATGTTATAGTGCGATCAGCGGTTGGATCTGTTACCTGTAGTGTAGTTTCGTAAGAGTCAGCGGTAGCACCTTCAAAAACAATACTTGTACCAAAAGAAGGATTAACTGTAGAGTTAGTGTCAGCAAAATAGTCTAAGTCTGCCCAATGGTTTGTTCCATCACCAATTTTAAATTTATTAGTATCTGATTCCCAACCCATTTCGCCAGCATTTAGTACTGGATTTGCAGAAGTCCATTGTGAGGCAGTTCCTCTGCGCTGTTGCATTCTTGTTGCCATTTACGACTCCTTATACTTAGTTATATTATAACAGATAATTAGTTAAAGTTATCTGTTGAAAATCCACCATCAAAAGTTGCTTCAAATTCTGATGTATTGTAAAACCCTGCACTTACAAGAACCCCTGGTTCGTTATATGCTCCACCACTAATAAAGGTACTAACAACTAAACCAGAGCCATCAATAGATGTATCGTGAATATGATCTTGTAGTGTTTCTGCATCTTCAAGTGTTGCAATTGGAAGCCATTGATTACTATAGTAAACATGTACACGCTCTGTTAATGTATCAAACCATAAATCTCCATTGTCTGGAGAAACTGGCGCTGTTGCACTAACTGGAATTTGTGGTGATCCTACTGCAGTATCTACATACAGTTTTGTTGCTGCATGTGTGTTTTCAGTAGGAGTGGCAACTGTAACAGTTCCTCCAAAAGTACCGCCTTGGGTTACGTCTAGCCCATGCTTTACTTTAAAATCTCTATTAGTAGTTGCCACTTCCGACCTCTATTCTAATTATGCTTCAATATAAATTTTGTGTACTTTAACAGCGGTATCTGCTGATGCACCAGTTACCTGAAGGAGAACGTTTCCACCACTGTAAACAGCGTTAGTAGTTCCTAGTTCAGTATTACTAATTACGTCTGCATACTCTGTTAAGTAAACACTATTATTGCCATCAACTGTAACAAGTACTTCAATTACTTCAATATCATTACCCTTTTTCATTTGTACGATATATTTAGCGCTTGAGTATGTTGTTGCTGACCAA